ACTGAATTAAGACCCGCGGCATGTGGTACCCACGCCATTCTCATACGGCCAACCCAAAATGGATTACCATTAGTTACTATAGTAAATTTGTATCCAGTACGTAAAAGTGTGTACCCATTCAACTTGGCTCTTGATGCTAAGTTACCATATATGACAGAATAAGGTGATGCCACTATAGTAGATGCTCCTGAATCAGTGTAAGTTCGAGTCGCCATAAGTATGGGCCGTTCTAAATACTTAGAAATTTCTATAGGAGTTTGAGATACTTCAGAGTAACTAGATCCCTCTGATGCATCTTTGACTATTATATTATCCAAGGCATTTGTTTGCTGTACATTTTCAGCAATACTGCCAGTATCCCCTTGGATAGATACTCCAGTATGTGTTTGTGTTGTTATATCGGTAGTTAATTATTTATAGATATATTACGTATAACTATTGTAATATAAATTGTATACATTGTGATTTGCAAAATCAAGGCTAAATAGCCATATAAGCAACATTAGCGTACTTCCACGGTATGACATTGTATAGATGACACGCCTTGTATAATGGCAATATACATTAATGTGTTTTATTTGGTAAAGCGGGTGTTTTCTCACCCGCTGTATGGCATCTATAGTCACATTTGGAAACCCTCTTTCCACATGTAACCATCATTCTTGTACATATCCTCATAATACAAGTAATTTTTCGGTCTAAAGTCTATAGCACACTTGCTACACACCTTTACCAACATATCACTGACTTTATAAAACTCATCCTCACCATTAAAAAAAACATTTGACAAAACTGCATCGCAATGTGTTATAGTCATTTGTTCAAGAGATAAAGCTGTGCTAGGTAAGTAATATGTTAGAGTTTTGGCTAGTGAACTTTTCTCTATGGGGCAGAGATAAGTATTATACCTATCAGACCACACCCATCTTCTTTTCAAAAATGTAACTTCTGGCAATGTTTGATACGCAAGCAGATCTCCACTCTTAGCAGCTGATGTTATTTGAATACCTAAGGGTTTTAGAGCATTTTTCATCATAGCAATTGTA